CCAACTGAACCCATCAATACAAAGTTATTGGCACCAGCCGCATCTGTTCCTGATGTAACAACATAAGAAACTATTACTATATTACCGTTGGTTAGTTGTTTACCGAGTATATTATCACCAAAGTAAATATCATATGTACCATCTAAACTTTCTTGTAAGAAATATACAAGCGATGAACTGTTTAATGTAAGATAGTTTTCTGCTTTTGTGTAGATTTGATAAGAAGCATTTGCAGATGATTGTTGTACCAATACTTGTAAAGTTGTAGTATCCAGATTTGTTTCTGGTATATTAAACTTGTATTTTGGATTTGATGTAGAATTGACCGTGAACGATAATGTTGACGGAATACCCTGTTTGATACTTACAGAAGGAAATGTTGCTGTATTAGCAGAAACCGCAACTGTTGTTGAGTCGGTTGTAACAAAGTTATAGTTAATACCATCAATAGCTTCTGACATAAAAGTTGTGAACTTTGGAAGTGTCAATGATGCAGCAGATACTTGATTTACAACAAATCTGATTGTGGCTGCTGGAGACAATGATGATTGTGGTATATAATTTAGTAACTTGGCCTGAGAAACAACTGAACTTCTTTGAATTGCTGAGTCCAAGAACATTTCATTGGCAACCATGTTCAAGTAATAAGCATTATATTGTGTGTTATATGCCAAAATATCTAACAATGTGGAAAGCGCAGAACCTTCATAATTGTAGTCTTTTAGTGTATCTTGACCTTGCAAGTAAGTTTTCAGATTGTTTTTAATTGTATTAAAATCTAAATCCGTCATCAGAATTTGTGAATTAGCACCAGCCATTTTATCTGTTTCTCTCTAAAAGAATTGTTGTTGTTGTTGGTAGCGTTGCGTTTTCTATGTAAAATGTTATGGAAACACTATATGAGTTTTTCTCTGGCAGCGAAGATACATTTACACTTTGTGGTGTAGCCCTAGGTTCATATGTTTTTATCATATTTGATATCATAATTTCCAATGTAGAAGCTACTGTTGGTGATATATTTTCGAATAACAGAGCGGTAATCTGAGAACCTAGGTCTGGATTGAATAAACGGTCATAGTTTTGAGTATTTAACAGATTCTTAATAGAACGAGAAACCGCCTGAGCGTCATAACTTAACGCAACATCAGCCGTCACAGGCTTCTTTGTGAAGGCAAAATCTATGTCGGAATATATCTTATTTATGGTTGCCATCTTTTATTTATGAGTTAATCCTGGTCTTTAACTTGTCGGTACCAATATAATTATTTAATAGATACAACTCGGTTTGACCTGGATTCGAGAATTGTTTGAGTTGGTTATAATTTGATACAATTGTTTGTGAGTTGTAATAGAAGTTCACATCACCGTTTCTACGACTATTCATAAGATTTACTATAACATTTATATTATTAGCTATTGTTGATGTTTGATTTGATGTCAAATTACTTGAATATGTTATTACAGGTGGTTCTCCTCCATCCGAAGAAGAAGATATGCTGTTTGCAATTGTATTTGCATATGCAATTATTGTATTATATGAAGCATTTAAACTATTAGCTATTGTTAAACTGGTAAAAGACCCCATTATAGGAGCATTGTTTTGTATGTTGTCAGACTTAGTTACAATTAACATAACAACTTTGCTTATGCCAATTGCTAATTTATATGTTGGTAGAGTAGGATAATTTAAATCTGGGCCAGAAACACCAGACATTCTATTGGTGTGAGCGTAGAAATTATTGGCTGCCAAACTTAAAGCATTGGCTGATATTGATACATTAGCCAAATTTGCAATTTGTTGTATATTAGGAATGGAAATAATCGTATTGGCAACACTCCATATTTGTTGTGTTACATTACCAACAGGATTTTGAAAATAACCACCTGTATCATTATTTGAAACATCTTCAGTTTGCCATGTATTCAATAATGATGGCATAGCATTCATCGTGTATGCCACATCCGTGGAAAAAGGAGTTACAGAATTTGCTGTATTTGCTGCATCATAACCTAATCTACCAAAAATACTCATTTTATATCCTCACGCCATTTGAATAGTTGATGAACCAGTCATACCACCACCATTCATAACTCCTAGATGTGTATGTGTATCATATATTGTTGTGTTAACAACATCCGTCATCATAATAGCAAACATGTTTCCAAAATTACTAAGTGGTGAATTCATTGCAACCCCAGCATTCACAGCAATTCCAGCATTCATTGTACCAACACATATTATATTACCTGGTACGGCCAAAGGAAAACCTACTGCCACACCGCCAAGAGGTGTAACAAAACCAGCTATACCAGCTCTCATGCCACCAGTCTCCGATGTATCAACTCTACCTTGAGAATAAATGTTTCCAGCATTCAGATTACCACGAATTCTGGAATTTCCATCCATATTCACGTTTGCTGCTTTAATTTGTAATCCACCTGAAATGCCGCCACCGGCAGTAATTGATGCACCAAGCTGAGATGTTACGGATGAATATCCTTCTACCACTTGTGTGTAACTTCCTTTGATGTGTTGAGTTACATCACCATCAATATTTTCAACTTTGTTACCTGCTATTTGCATGTTAACATCACCATAGACTGTGATATTCAATTTTTTGGCAAGATTTCCATCATCTACGCCGATTGAAATGTTATGGTCACCCAATGTAATATAGTAACCATCACCCCAAATCTTATGTACCTCATCACCATTCGGATGCATTTCTATGAATGTATTTGAACGGTGCATTACACGAATTCGTTCCCGTGTTTTTGTGTCATCAAATTCAATTAGATGACCCGAGTCTGTTAATCTTGTATGATTATATGGATTTACCGGTTGATAATCTGTATTGGCTGCTGATTCCGGTTCATTCCAGCCCCAAAATGCGTCAGGTTTGTTCATGCCCATTGTACCTTTGTTGGATCATAATTGTTGGATTCTGCTGTTGCCATAACAGTATTTGAATTTCCATAAGTATCAGAAACAAATTGAATAATTGTATTACTATGGTCTAAATGTGGATCATTGAATAAAGTTTTCAAATTATCAGGTATAGTTATCGAATTAAGTTCACTTTGTTGTTGACCAAGTAATTCATCAGCACTAGCTTGAATTGAACTCGCTAACGAATCTACTGTGGCACCAATTTGGCCAGGAATTGCTGCAACTTGAGCAGCGAATTGTTTTGCACCGTTCAAGAATCTTGTTATACAATCTTGTACGATTGCCAAAAATCTTGCTGGTAAACTTTGTAAATATGTAATGATATCATTAATATTTTTAACCAAATAATATATAGTTGATGCAATTTCAACATATTCAGCAATATCTTTAATGAAGTCATTGATATCTTGTAAAACACCGGTTACTCTGGCATAAATTGTTGATACTGTACCAGTAGGATCAAGTCCGGCTGCTTTTACTATTGCCTTAATTGCTGCTGAAATTGTATCACTTAATTTTTTAATCATCATAGCAATAATATTAGCGGCATTATTTTTACCATTTTTAATTGCTTGTGTTATGGCTGTAATTGGATTCAACAGTCCAGTCAAACCAATATCAAAATCAAGATTATATCTGAAATCACAGACATGTGATATATTTGTATTTGTTACTGAAATTCCAGTACCTGCAACTATACCTTGTGCTGATAATGACCATGATACACCTTTAACTCTTCCGTCAACATTGGAAGCTGATTTTACTGGTGCTTTTTCTATTTCAGCTTGTTTTGTGCTTCGATTTAATGATTGTTGTGACGTAGGAGAAACAACATCATTTGGAATAGTATTATTTGGAACACTATAATCAAGTAATGCTTTTGGTATATTTTTATTCCATCTTGGAATAAAGTTTAATACAACAGGTCTTTGAAAATCTTCACCATCTTCAAAGAAACCTTGAACAATTGTTCCTACAGGCGGTACAGAAAATGTTGTACCTAGAGCCAACTGTACCCAAGGTAATGTTTCTGTTGGCCTAGGTGTTGCAGGATACATGTGTGATGGTATATACCACCTAACTTTACCTCGACCAAGGTTTGTTGGATCATCGACCGACTCTACTATACCATAAACCAATTTATGTAACTGTTCATCAAAATTCATTAATTTATTCCTCCCGATTCTAACTGCTCTGAGTAACTATCTTTTGCTAATTCCATATATGTTTGGTACATTCCATTTGATGGTTGTAAAACGTGTCGTACAGCATTTATTAAATATTTACCAGAATAAAATTTATCTAATTCTCTTATGTCTCCATTTATAGCCAGAGAATAGATATTCAAATTGATGGTCATGCCAACTGTTAAATTAGGATCACCTGGAACAGAAACTTTTAACAAGGTAAAATTGGATAATAACAGTTGTGTTTTTCTATGTGGTATATAATTTTCAACTGTGAAATCTTTGGGAATAGAACCAGGATTTGTTCCAGTAATATCTTTAGTGTTTGTTGAATCTGAATTGGTTGCAGAGACTCTTGTAACACTCCTATAATTTTCACTTAATTTTTTTCCAAATAAAGTTACATCATTTATAACACCATATCCGTTGGATGGTTTATTGTTTTTGATATAATCTGAATAATTAAAATTTACAAGTTTGCTTTGGCCGGTAATTGTATCAACCGTTATTAATTGATTTGCAAAAACGCCTGAGTTTATTGCTTCTAGAGCATTAAAACTTTTAACATATTCTAATTGAAGTATATCATGTGTTTTTAATTCTATATCTGTACCAACATTTTTTATATTATAATTATAATAATTATATGTATCTTTACTTCTTAATGTTCTTAAAGATTTAAAATTATAACCATTTTTATTTTCAAAAAATAACATGTCAGCACCAGCCAAAGGTTGAGAAGCCGACCTTGCTCTAACAGATAACCAATTTATTGCTGCAAAAGGACTTTTTGTTTCTATATTGAATTCATAAAGACCTTGTGTATTTTCAATATCAATTTTTTTAACTGTATCTTTAATTTTTAAAAAATCTGTTAATATGTATTTTACATATTTATGTATTTCTTCACCACCTTCGGGTCTAGGTCTTTGTACCTTAGATGATTCTGAATCTAAAAACTCTTTTGAACAAAAATGTAGTTTTACATATTCTTCTGTTAGATGGCCAGTTGTTTTTTTATCTATAGCATATATAACAAAAGTGCCAGAAGTGTTTTCTTTGGCGCCACTCGTTCTACCAAAATTGATTTTAATTTTACATAAATTCAATAATTGCCATCTCTGAACAATAGCTTGTGTATCTCTTAGTGTTACATATCCTGATACTGTATCACCATATAAATCTTCAAAATAGGACAACTCAATTACCAATTCTTTAATTAAAAGAGGTTCTCCATTTGTTGGATAAACAGTTACTTCATCTATGGATACACTTTGTGCATGATATATTTTATTATCTGCCATGTTTAGACCATCAATCTCTTAAATTCAGATTCAAATTCATCAACATAATTTTGATTTAATAGTTTAATATTTCTTTTAGATTCATTCAATTCTAATTCATATGTGTAATAGTCAACAGCTCGGCCACTTGTTTTTACTGATACTGTTCCTGTTGGTAATATATATGTTGATGTGCTTGATACAAGACTATTGTATGTGTTCTGACTTATCACAATCATGTTTTTAGTTATTGTATTAGTTGACACATCAGTTTGTTCAACTATTTTTTCATAATGATGTACCGTTGAATATGGATTAAATGCTGTATACTTATCAACAATATATTTCTGAAAATTGTTTATACTTAGTGGCCAGTTCCATTGCGGATCAATCATTTGATTTGCAAACAGAACAATCCAATATCTATATGAATCATCATAATACTTATGTGCAACAATTTCTGGTGTATCACCTTCTTGTATGTCGTATGTATAATACAAAAGTGGACTTTTTAACACTTCTGGTATAATATTAGCACGAGCCAATAAATTTGTTAAAACTATGGCATTTCCATTATAGTCTGTCGATAATATTTTTGGTAATGTATTAAAATATTTCATTTTTAATAACCCTTTTCTATCATCTGTCTATCGATAAGTTCTATTTCTTGGAAACTTAAATCCATAGTAGTTTGTATAGGATGGCCATCTTTATGTGCTGACCAGCCACTTGGTGCATAATTTATATCTACGGAAGTCAATACACAATCCGCTAATTGCAATATATTTTGATTTAAAAAAGCGGTGCCTTCACTTAAATTTGAATCAAGTTCATTACAAAAAGTTACATTAATAATTCCTGGTGGTTTATAGAAAAAACCAGCACTAGCATCAAGAATTGTAGGCGCAGCATAAGTCCTAAATGTTTTTATTATTTTTTTGACCTGTTCAGCTTCTTGTGCGGATCTTGGTGTAAAAGTAAAAGACATATTAAATGTTCTAAAATGTATACCTTGAAACATTGCTTGAGCTTGAGGATTAAAAGCGTATCCCGCTTTGTTTAAAATTAATCTTGTTGCATCATTAGTGAGAAAACTTTGTATAGCATTTGGAATTGCACCAACACCCTGAACTGCTCCTGCGGCACCAAGAATTGAAATTTCACCATATTCAGCAGCTTGATTGAACACCAGTGTGTCTGGCATATACAAACCAACACATGTTTTATAATCTTTTCGATTTTGTACAAAACCTCTAAATTTAGTTGCTGTAGTTTCTAATTTCTTACCTATGTTTTCGACCTGCTTGGCCACATCTGTCTTAAACATATTCTCTAATTCAGTTTTTGTTGCAGCTAGACCTGATGCAAATGTATCTGCCGTAGAAGCAGCCGTTGCACCAGACTCTAAAGCTTTAGTAATTATTTCATCAGGAAGAACAAAAGAGCGTGCATCAAAAAAATCAAACTGTACTCGGTGACCACCTTTAGAACGTCCGTGTAGGTCTGCTGGGTATTGTAATTTAACAAAGTCGTATTTGTTTACAGTCAATTTCTTTAAAGGACCAGTAATATTTTGTTGAAACCATGAAGGTTGTGTTTCGTCTGCCATTTTTCTCTTTGTAAAAAAGTTATATATAGTATTTATGGCATATTCAGGAACATTTAGACCACGAAATCCTCAGAAATATATTGGGGACCACACAAAAATCATCTACCGCTCCAGCTGGGAGTGTAAGGTAATGAACTGGCTCGACAAAAATCCAAGCATTTTATCTTGGGCTTCAGAAGAGGTTATCATTCCTTACAAATCTCCAGTAGATGGTAGAGTGCATAGATACTTTCCAGATTTTGTCGTTAAGTCCCGTGGTAAAGATGGTTCAACCAAAACAATGATGATTGAGGTCAAACCAAAGAAACAAACACAAGAACCAGAAAAAAAGAAACGTGTGACCAAACAATACATCAATGAGGTGGTTACATGGGGTGTCAATCAGGCCAAATGGAAGGCCGCAACAGAATACTGCCTCGACCGTGGCTGGCAGTTTATGTTAATGACAGAAGACCACCTAGGTCTCTAACTAAATAGTCCATGACTATAAAACCTTCAATACTTACTACATTATCTGAACAAAAAGCCGAGCTCGCCTATCAAACAAATAGTCGAGAATCTTACAAGTGGCTTATGAAAAAGATAGGTACTCTGAGAAACCCAACAGCTGCATCTGCTGTTATGAGCAAAGAAACACACCGTTATGTAAGACCAAGTGACCGACAAAAGTTTTTGATGGGTGGTTTATATTTTTTTGTATATGACCCCAAAGGTAAGGCAGAATTGCCATATTATGACAGATTTCCTTTGGTTATACCACTTAAAAGAACATCCGATGGTTTTATAGGTCTAAACCTACATTACTTGCCAATTAGATATAGAATAATTTTTCTTCAAAAATTGTTACCGTTCGCCATTTACAATGATGAAGATGAGATTAAGAGACTCCGAATCACGTATCCGATGTTGGATGCGTCATCCAAACTGAAAGAATTCAGGCCATGTATCAAACAGTACCTTTACAGCCATGTTAAGTCCAGGATTCTTTCCATAGAACATAATGAGTGGGACATTGCCACATTCTTGCCCATACATCAATTTAAGAAAGCCAAACCACAAGAGGTTTGGCAAGATTCAGTAAACGAAATAAGGAACTCATAATGGCCGGATCAATTAGTGCCTTTAAATCCAGTTTTAGAACAGACTTAGCAAGACCTAGCCGGTTTGATGTTATCATTCCTGTACCATTTATTTTAATTGGTTCTCCAATAGTTGATAGTAGGAATCTAACCTATCGATGTGAGAATGCACAATTACCAGGTAGAACAATTGCTACATTGGACCAAAAAACATATGGTCCGATTGAAAAGTTTCCATATCTTTCCACTTATAATGATATTGATTTATCTTTTTATGTAGATGATGATATGAAACAGAAATACTTGTTTGATGCTTGGCTTGGTTATATTAATACAAGTTCCACAAACAATTATCTATATAAAGATGAATATGCAACAACATTAACAATTAATCAATATAATGTATCAAATAAAAGAACATATTCTGTTGATTTGTTTGATGCGTTTCCTATATCCATAAATCAAATGGACTTAGATTGGAGTAATACAGATGCAGTACATAAAATGTCTGTTACATTTGCCTATACTTACTGGAAAAACGATTCGTTATTCAGTAATTTTTAATTATTAGAAGGAGTTATTATGGCTTTACCAAAAATTGATACACCAACGTATGAATTGATTTTACCATTATCTAAAAAGACTATAAAGTTTAGACCATTCTTGGTCAAAGAACAAAAAAATCTTATGATGGCAATGGAAGATGACAACAAAGAAACAATTGAGAGGAACATTAAACAAGTTCTGACAAATTGTACTTTAACTGAAGATGTAAACATTGAAGATTTACCTGTTACAGATATAGAATACTATTTTATCAACCTACGTGCAAGGTCTGTAGGTGAGTTTGTTGAAAACAAATATGTCTGTACCAATGTTGTAGATGAAAAACAATGTGGTAACAGAATGGAAGTTAAAATTAATTTGTTGGATATTCAAGTTGATGTTGATACTTCTAAAATCAATGAGGTTCAGATAACTGATAAAATTGTATTGAAAATGAAATATCCAAAATTTTCAATCATTGAAAAATTGTCCAAAAAAGAATCAGCCGTTGAAATT